TTCAACGCAAAAAGTAATCAAGGAAACTCAGTCTGATTTACATACTGATTTACCGGCTGCTAGTAGAGAAGAAAGAATAGTGGTTGTACCTAATCCAACAAGTGCTGACGCAGATGATGACTTTGGATTTACAACAACCATAACAAGTTTTGCAGATGGTAAAAATTATGATAAAACAAGAGATGAGGATGTATAAATATAAGAGAGAAATAGAGGAAAACTATGCCAATAAGTAAAATAGGTTCAAAAGGTGTAAAAGACGCAGAGATATCGGCAGCTGATATAGCACCAGGTACAATTACAAGTGCAAAAATAGCGCCAGGTACAATTGCGTCTGACAGAATAGCACCAGGTACAATTGCGTCTGACAGACTAGCAGGTGGTATTACAAATTCACAACTAGCAGGTTCAATTGCAAATGCAAAATTAGCAAATTCAAGTACAACAATTAATGGAACAGCAATCGCTCTAGGAGCTTCTGGAACAATTGTTGCAGGTACAGATTGGCAAGCAGTTGTAACATCAAATACAACTATGGTTGCAAGTAGAGGTTACTTTGTAAATACAACTGGTGGTGCAATTACAATGACTTTACCAGCTTCACCTAGTGCAGGCGATTTTGTAGAAGTTATTGATTATGCTGGAACAGCAGGTACAAATAATATAACAATTGCAAGAAACGGTAGTAATATTGGTGGGTCGGCTAGTGATATTGCTATAAAATCCAATAGAATTAATAACAAATTTACATATATTGACGCAACTCAAGGTTGGATAAAAACAAATGATGATACAGGTACAGTACCAACTTATACAGCAGCTACAGGCGGAACAGTAACAAATTCAGGTAATTTTAGAATACACACATTTAATTCTTCAAGTAATTTTGTAGTATCAGATGTGGGTAATTCTGATGGTAGTGGTGTTAAAGTTTCATACATGGTCGTTGCCGGTGGCGGCGGTGGCGGTGAAGGAGGCGGCGGTGCCGGTGGTTATAGAGAAGGAAGAGATTCTCCAGTTGATACATTCTCTGCTTCACCTTTAGCGGCTTCAGATTCAGGTTTAACCGTAGCAGCCTCAACAACTTATCCAATTACAGTAGGTGCTGGCGGAAATGGCCAACAACACACATTAGGTGGATTAAAAGGAAGTAATTCAGTATTTTCGACTATCACCTCAACAGGTGGTGGCGGCGGAGGTCCTGCTCCAAACCCTAGAGTTTTAGGTGGTTCAGGTGGCGGTAGAGAACCAGGAGTTCCTGTAAGTTGCCAAAGTGGAAATCATCCACCAGTTTCTCCACCTCAAGGAAATCCAGGTGGTGAACAATCAGGTACACGACACGGGGGTGGCGGTGGTGCCGGAGGTGCAGGCGGTACTAATGCTGCTGGTGCTGGTGTAACAACATCAATTGGCGGTTCTGCTGTTGCAAGAGCAGGTGGCGGTATAGGTGGTCACAGTAATAATCCAGGAACACCAACAGCTCAAGTTGCAGGTGGCGGTAGTATAAATGGACCAGGAAATACAGGCGGAGCTGGTACTGCTAATACAGGTGGCGGCGGAAGTGGTGGCTGGTCAAACGGCGGTAATGCAGGTTCAGGTATTGTAATAATAAGATATAAGTATCAAAATTAATATTTCAGGAACATAGTTCCTGGTTGATAATAAATAGGTTATATTATGAATAAATTATGTATAGTTGGTGGTGGAACAGCAGGTCTAATAACTGCTTTAATTCTAAAGAGAAGATTCTCCTCACTTAAAATAGACATTGTAAAGTCGGATAAAATCGGTATCATTGGTGTCGGCGAAGGCACTACTGAACATTGGTCAGATTTTATGCTTCATACCGGTATAACCGAAGAAGAGCTAATCAGAGAAACTAGTGCTACCTACAAAGGTGGTATTATGTTTAAAGATTGGACAAAACAAGACTATTATCATAATACTTACGGTTCTTACGCACACACAAAATTTGCTCACTATCTTGGTGGATATGCTTATGCAGTATCTAATAATTTAAAATCAAAAGAGTATACTGACCCACACGCATGGAATAATTTAGTAACTCCATTAGAAACAAATAAACAATATCATTTTGATACATTTAAATTAAATAATTTTTTAATAAAGAAGTGCCAAGAAAATGATATTAAATTATATGATGATGAAATTACAAAAGTAAATATACAAAAAGGTAATATTTACAGTATTCAAAGTAAGACTAAAGAATATAAACACGACTTTTATATTGATAGTACAGGTTTTAAAAGATTATTAATATCTAAATTAGGTGCAAAATGGAAATCTTATAAAGAGTATTTGCCTATGAATGAGGCGATTGCTTTTCCTACAAAAGATACAAAAGAATATACACCATACACTACATCTAAAGCAATGTCAGCCGGTTGGATGTGGCGAATACCAACAAATGGTCGTTGGGGTAATGGTTATGTTTATAATAATAAATTTATAAATGCTGAACAAGCTAAGATAGAATGTGAAAAGTATCTAGGTCATAAAATAGAAATAGGCAAGAATATAAAATTTGAAGCAGGTACTATTGACAGACCTTGGATAGGTAATTGTGTTGCAACAGGATTAAGTTCTAGTTTTATAGAACCTTTAGAAGCTTCTTCAATAGGCACTTCTATACAACAAGCTTTTATATTAATGCACATATTAATTAACTATACTGAAAAAGATATACAACTTTATAATAAAAGATTTAAAGCAATTATAGAAAATATTAGAGATTTTGTTTTGTTACATTATTTGACAGGTAAAAAAGATAGTAAATTTTGGAAACAATATAAACCAAATCTACCTTTATCTCTTAAAGAGAATTTAAAAACATGGCATAAAAGATTGCCTATGAAAGAAGACTTTGATGGTGAGTACAATTTATTTAAACCTGAAAACTTTTCTGTAGTATTAAAAGAGTTAAACTTATTTGATAAAAAGTCTATTAAAAAAGAGTTTAATAGTTTATCTCAACCATATAAAGATTATGTTTATGAGCAAGTTGACAGACAAAAATCATGGAATGATAATGTAAAAACAATAAGTCATAAAGAATATATACAAAAAGTATGCTCTGGAGGCTTGACTAAATAGTTATATGAGTATATATAAATGATGATGAGGAACAAAGAATGAATTTAGAAAATTATTACTATTACTTTCAATCAGTATTACCACCTAAACTTGTTGATGATATATTAGCTTATGGCAAACAACATGAAATGGGAATGGCTGTAACAGGTGGTTCAGATGATAAAAAAAATCTTGACGGTAAAGGTAAATTAAAAAAGTCTGTTGTCAAAGACATTCAAAAGAAGCGTAAATCAGATGTTGTGTGGATGGATGATACATGGATTTACAAAGAAATACACCCATACTTAAACGAAGCAAATCAAAAGGCCGGTTGGAATTTTCAATGGGATTTTTCTGAGTCTTGTCAATTTACAAGATATGGTGTTGGTGATTATTATGGTTGGCATACTGATAGTTGGAATAAAGCTTATATGAGGCCGCCATTAGAAGATGGTACACGACCAAGAGACCACGGTAAAATCAGAAAATTATCAATGACTATTTCACTTTCACATCCTGAAGAATATGAGGGCGGTAACTTTGAAGTAGATTTAAGAAACAGTACAGACTATGATAATAAAACAGATAGAAAACATAGCAAACGATTGGTAACAGAAATTAGACCTCGTGGTTCTATTATTGTATTTCCAAGTTTTGTATGGCATAGAGTCACACCAGTAACAAAAGGTACTAGACATTCATTAGTAGTATGGAGTTTAGGTTATCCATTTAAATAGAGAAAGTATATTATGAGTAATGAAGCAATAGTAAATCACCATTTTCAAACACCAATATGGTTGTTCGAAAAATCAGAGTGGGTAAATAAAGTTAATAAAGTGTGTGACAAATATATTAAAGAGGCGTATAAAAGAGATAAAAAAGGTAAAAATGATTTTGGTCATTCTTATCATTCAAGTCCTTTGCACGGCGACCCTAAACTAAAAGAATTGCATGATTGGGTAGGAGCAACAGCTCATAACTTTTTAGATGGTATGGGATATGATATGACAAATCATTCATTATTCTATACTGAATCTTGGGTGCAAGAGTTTAATAAAAATGGCGGAGGCCATCACAATTCTCATGTTCATGGTAATAATCATGTGTCGGCATTTTATTATTTAAAGTGTACAAAGAATACATCAAGACCAGTATTTCACGACCCTAGAACTGGTGCTAAAATGATGAAGCTTCCAGAAAAAGATAGTAAACAAATTTCTATGGCAAATGATAAGGTAAATTATACACCAAAACCAGGCACATTAATTTTCATACCTGCTTATTTAGCTCACGAATATGGAGTAGATAACGGTAAAGAAGATTTTAGATTTATACATTTTAACTTACAGGCTGTGAGTAATACAATATTAGAAGGAGCAAAACAATGACACCTGCATTTAAGAAAAACAACTACATGGTAATTAAGAAAGCAATTGACCCTAAGATTGCTGAATTCATTATGAATTATTTTATGATGAAAAGACAAGTGGCGAGAACCATGTTTGACGAAAGATTTATTTCGCCATTTACGACAGAGTGGGGAGTTTGGAATGATAAACAAGCGCCAGAGAGTTATTCACATTATGCTGATATGGCGATGGAAACTTTATTACTTGCTGTTAAACCTAGAATGGAAAAAGATACAGGACTTAATATGATACCTACTTATTCATAT